TCTTCGAAGAACTTAACACCATAATAGCGAACTACATCAGCAGGAACAACATATTCACCTTCACTCAGTTGTGCAGGAATATCATCACGCACTTCTTCTGGTAAAGATCCTGTTGGTATTTCATTACCTGATACTGGGTCTATATCTTCACCCAAAGCTGCTTTCATTTGTTCATTCATTTACTTTATCCCTCAAGTACTTTAGTTGTCTCATTGCTTTTATAGCGCCTTGATGTCTATATAATTCTGCAGTATCGGAAAGGTTCTCCATACTTTTATGCGTACCAGAAATACGATCATCAAGTTCCTTAACAAACGCTTCCCATATATGTATGTTGT